TAGCAGGAGCTAAACCTAACGTCAAAATACCAAAAATTCCTTCTATACCAAACATTGCAAAAGGTGTTGGCTCAAAAGCTTTATCACTAGGTTTAGGTTTGCCCGCTATTCTTTATGACGTTATGGCAGGGGATATGGGAGAGTCAAATCCCATAACTGGAACTCACCCTCATGAGTGGGCGGGCCCAGATAAGTACGGTCTAGACTATGATGAACCTATACCAGCACTAGAAGGCTGGACCTATAGAGAAGCAATAAATAGTCCAGAATGGGTGGCTGCTGCAGAAGAGCAAGATATGAGTGTGTACGAGTTGTTGGATTTTGTTCTGCATAATTCATTGGTTGCCCCGAAAGAAGGCCCAGCTGAGCCCGGAGTTTTCCCCATGGAAACTTTAGAAGAGTATTATGGTGACACGCCGTGGTTTGAAGAGTATAAAGAAGATGTTCCTTTTGGACACTCTGCACAAAGAGCTTTTACTAAAACCTACCAAGATTTTATAGGTAGCCCACTAGAAAAGATAACAGGGGGCATAGGCGCGTTGTTTAAAAATAAGGAGTAATTTATGCCAGTAGATAAAGATATGCCACTAACAGAACAAATGAAATTTGATCTAGAGGCGGAAAATATTTCACCAGAAGAAATAGAGCTATTAGAAGGCGATCAACAGCTTGATCCCGATGGTGGGGCAACGATTACATTCGGTAATCAAATGCAAGCACCACAAGGACACTTCTCAAATTTAGCTGATACTATGGAGGATGGAGATTTAGCTGTTATTGCTGATGAACTACTAGAAGCATACGAGGGAGATAAAGATTCTCGTGCAGATTGGTCATCAACCTACGCTGAAGGACTTGGTCTTCTAGGAATGACGTATGAAGACAGAACTGCTCCTTTTCCAGGAGCATCGGGTGTATCTCACCCATTACTTGCAGAGTCAGTAACACAATTTCAAGCACAATCTTATAAAGAACTATTCCCTGCGGGTGGTCCTGTTAAAACACAAATAATGGGAGATGCAAACCCACAAGTTGAAGCACAATCAAAACGTGTTAAGGAATTTATGAATTACCAACTTTCTCATGTCATGGAAGAATACGAACCCGAACTTGATCAAATGTCATTTCATCTTCCCTTATCAGGTTCGGCGTTCCGTAAAGTATACTTTGATGATAAACTAGGACGTCCTGTTTCTAAGTTTGTGTCCTCAGAAGATCTAGTTGTCCCTTACGATGCAACTGATCTGCTTACATGTATGCGTATTACCCACGTTATTAAGATGCCGGCTAATGATATACTCAAGTATCAAGCGTCTGGATTTTATACAGACATTGACTTGTCTGACCCATCAGAGCCAGAAGTAAGCGCAGTCGAAGAAAAAATAGAGGAACTAGAGGGAACACGACGTGTTTATACAAAAGATAAAATACACACAATTTTAGAAATACACACTGATTTAGATCTTCCTGGTTATGAAGATGCTACACAGGAAGGAGAGGCTTCTGGTATTAGTCTCCCATACATTGTGAGTATTGATGAGAGCTCATCACAAGTGCTTTCTATTAGAAGAAACTGGAACGAACAAGATCAGCTTAAAAATAAAAAACAATATTTTGTACATTATAAATTTTTACCAGGACTTGGTTTTTATGGTTTTGGTCTTATCCACATGTTGGGTGGACTTACAAAATCTGCAACTTCAATTTTACGTCAGCTTATTGATGCGGGAACCCTTTCTAATTTACCTGCAGGGTTTAAAGCTCGTGGACTTAGAATTAGAGATGATGACCAACCATTAGTGCCGGGTGAGTTTAGAGATGTTGATGCTCCTTCAGGAGAAATTAGAAACTCTCTAGTACCATTACCGTACAAAGAGCCGTCAGGAACACTTTATCAGTTACTTGGTTTTGTAATTGAAAGTGGTAAAGCATTTGCCGCTGTTGCTGACATGAAACTTGGTGAAGGTAATGAAGTTAATCCTGTTGGTACTACGATGGCATTATTAGAGCGTGGAATGAAAGTTATGTCTGCGATTCATAAAAGAATGCACTCAGCACAAGGAAAAGAATTTAAATTACTTGCAAAATTATTTGCAGAAACATTACCACCAGTTTATCCGTATCAAATCGTTGGCGGTAACCAAGCTGTTAAAGCACAAGACTTTGACCAACGTATTGATGTAATACCTGTGTCTGATCCAAATATTTTCTCAGTGACACAACGTGTAACACTCGCCCAACAACAATTACAATTAGCGCAAGCTGCACCACAAATGCATAATATACATGAAGCGTACAGAAGAATGTATGAAGCAATGGGTGTGCAAAATGTGGAAGCTTTATTGCCGCCGCCACCTCAACCGCAACCAAAAGATCCAGCACTAGAGAATGCTGAATTAACTGCAGGGATGACAGCACAGGCGTTTCCAGGCCAAGACCATGATGCCCATATTGTAGCGCATATTGCGTTACTAGGCAGTATCGTTGTTAAATCTAACCCACAAGCATTTGCAAACACACAGGCACATATTATGCAACATATATCACTAAAAGCTCAAGAAGAAGTGCAACAACAAATGGGGCCACAAATGCAGCAAATGCAGCAGCAAGGACAACAAGGACAACAAATGTCTCCTCAACAACAACAAGCAATGCAACAAACAATGATGGAAATGCAAAAAGCTATTGCAAAACGACAAGCAGAATTAATTACTGAGTACATGGAAAATATTGATGAACTTGTGAATGATGCTCAAGAAGATCCTTTAGTTAAATTAAAAGAATTAGAACTAGCCATTAAATCTAGAGACTCTGACAGACAGTTAAAAGAGTCTCAAGCAAAACTCTCTGTGGAAAAAGAGAAGATGGAAAATAAGGAGAAAATTGACCAAGATAAAATTGATCAGCAAAATGCGGCCACAGCTATTCGATCAGCAATTGCTATTGAGAAACTTGATAAGGACGCTGAACATAGAGTACTAGACAAAGCTGAAAAAATAACTGACAACATAAAAGACGCGTTCACGAACGGAGGTAGCAATGCCTGATTATGGTGGGCCAAGTGGTTTTGGAGGTTCTGGGGGTGGTGAAGCCGCAACTGGAGGAATGGGTCCGGGTCAAGGAAGTGGCTATGGAGGCAATCAAAGTGGTCAACAAGGAAGAATGTCTCAAGCCACTAGAGATGCTCTTGCAGCCATGGCTAAGACAGATGTTTCTAATACTGACGCGGAGGTAGCAAAGAGTAGACTTGCTAAGGAAAGAGATAGACAAATATTTGCACAAAGAATGCAAAAGGAAGCAGATCCTAACAAACCTATAAAATACACAGACACCTTATCCCTCTATAACACATTAAAAGAACATGACATTGATCCTAATGAGGTGAGTATTAAAAATTTTGAAAAAGGGCCACTTGCACAAAAAAACGTTGTAATGCATAACAAGCAAAGAGTTGCTCAATTTGGAGCACTACCTTCTTTTGGTCTTTCGGGAATCTTATCTAAATTTGCAGGTATTGATACTAGAGGTTTAGTACTGAGTCCGTCCTTATCTGGAGAGCTAGATAGAGGAGGTGAACATAATAGGGGCAGAGCACTTACACCAGCTGACCCTCTTTATTTACAGACGGCGGGGGCACAACAAGGAGTAACGCAAGATGTTGCCACAGGAGTGCCTGCAACAGGTATAGCCTCTTCATTAAGTACAGGTGCAACGGGACAACAAATTGGAAATTCCTGGCTTCCTCCAGTACACAATCCTCCAGTATATAATCAAGGCGGCCGTGTAGGTATGATGCATGGCGGAATGATGCCAAGTAATGGTATGGCAATGAGTGAATCGCCAACTGTTGTAATGAGTGTTGCAAAATCTGGAATAGGCAGTATATTAGACAAATATAAACAAATCAGGGCAGAGCTATAATTATGGTATACAAACGTGAATTAAAGAAAAAACCACCTAAAGGTGGTGAAGAACAAAGACAGTCAGAGGCTGTTAAAAGAATGTCTCCCGAAGAAAAAAGAAAATATTCTGTGAGAAAGAGGATGGAGCGGATGTTTGAGGATAGAAGACTTGTTCCAGCGAAGCCAAAATCTAAGCCAAAATCTAAAGGTGTTGTTCCAAAACCTAAAAGAGAACTAAAACCAAAAATGCCTAGCCCGAGGCCTTTTCCATCGCCAGAATGGGGCAAACTGACCCCTGCACAAAAAAAGAGGATAATGGAGCTTCTCAATAGAAGAAAATCAAAAGGGTTTAAGGCAGCAAAAAAAGGCGGAAGGATCACTAAGAAAAAAGGTGGCAGAGTTAGGTAATGCGAAGTATCCCTTACTCAAAGAAAATGATGGACGCACTACGTAGAGGTGGTTTTAAGCAAGGGCGCAAAGGCTCTCTTGGTTACGATATTATTAAACGAAAAGGCGAAAAAGTTATAGAAATACATGGACCAATGAGTCCAAAAATAGATTAAAGGAATAAATGGACGGATTATGGCTGGGCGATAAGATATTACGTCTTATTCGCGACAAGAAAGAGCAAACAACAGATTTTGTAATGCAAGGAAGCACTACAGAACGTAATGATTATAATTATATGATCGGAAAGTTTCGAGTTCTTGAAGAAATCGAAGATGAAATTAAAGAAATACTAGATAAAGGAGAAAAAAGTGAGTGATTTAATTTTACCAGAACGTATGGCTAAAGCTAGACGTAAAGAAAAAGCAAAAGTTGTCGAAG